CCCCCTTTAGGTGGTCTCACGATCCACCCCTTCCTAGCTTAGTAGCTAGGAACCCAGCGGGTTTTTAGTGCTAGACGCCCGCGCGTCACAGACTCTTGGAGATGCTCCTTAGCGACCTGGGCCTTTGCCCCGATCACCGAGAAGCACTTCATGAGGGCAGAATCCCCTGACAAGGGATCCTGTCTACGCTTAGGATATGGGACGAGGGTGCGGATTTCAAACCGCATCAACGTCTTGTTCCAGCGCCGGTGTTGGATCTCCTTTCTATAGGACAACCAACCCAATCCCTCTGAGGTTTCGGACAAGTGCGGAAGTGGGCCCACGACGGATTCGACGTGGGCACGCATAGCACGAGCGGTCTGCCAGTAGCCCTTCATATAGAACTGATTGGCTGTGGCAACCCAACCGATAACCTCCGAAGAGTCATGTCTGCCTGTTGGAGGCAAGTAACGAACATACGTCGGAGTGACGTCGTGTCCGTCATAAGCATCCACTCCGCAGGACTCTCTGAACTTCCCAGTCCAGAAAGACTTGCGTTGGTTCACCTTGAGACCTATCGATTCAAGGTAAGCACAGACAGTAGGTGCCTCGTCTGTGGGGACAAGAATATCATCCCCATAGACGTAAACGTCACGCGACATCTTCAAGACGTTGCGTGGCGTTAGACGGCATCTAGCATGAGTCATCCGACGGGCAACGATGGCTATAAAGAAAACCATCGCTTCCATCGGAAAACACAATGCTGAGCCCATCGACGCGAACTTCTTGACAGGGATCACCGTCCCATCAGGAAGTACGGCCCGCGTAGACCTACACGCCATAATCTGTTCCCTCAAGTGGGGGACAGACTCAAGCATGAGGTTTACGTGAGCAAGAGACACCCTGTCGCTGGCCTCCTTCATGTCGATCGTCGCAAGACGACCGTCACGAGAGGAAGCTAACGCCAAAGCTCCATTGATCGTCTGGTCTGAGAAATTGACCCGACCACCAGTGTAGCGTCCCTTTTCTATAAGGGGAACGAGCTGTCGCAAAAGCCCCTGTTGCATGTATTGCATACAGACAGGCTCGATCGCGATAACTCGTGGTGTCTTCATCGTCTTAGGAACGAGAGTAACCCGAACAGGTTCCTCGTCCTGGGGCTCAATGAACTCGACTCGCTCTAGAGGACACTCTTCCTCACCAAGATTACGGACTGAAGCCAGTCCAAACTCGGTGAAGGGAAAGTGTCTCTCAAGACGCGTGTACCACTTGCGAAGCACGTACTTAGAGTTTCCAAGTACGCGCTCAACGGTGGTACCAGGTCCGTGTGCTGGATGCAGTCTGTCAAAGAGGTCTCCGAAAGGAAGGCCTTTAAGAACAGAAGTCCAAACCACGCCACTAACAAACCGAAACGCTCTAAGAGTGTCAGGGTCGTTTGTGGGCTCACCCGTGTCGAGTTCATCGTCAGTCTTCCGATACCCTGTTAGTGCTGCGTGTTTGCGCTTATCAACGCATTCACGGAGCACCTTCTTCTGCAGGTTACATATCTGCCGAATCGCTTGAATAGCATCAAGCGAAGGTGTCGGAAGCAAGACGCCGTCTAGACTGAATACTTGGACCAGGAAACCCCGAAGGAATTTGGGGAGACCGTGAGGATGCTTGCCAAAAGCAGGCGTCATCGATGGGTCCAACCGGCCTGAAGCAATTGCCCTGTCAAAGGCAGCGCCCAGGTCTGGTAGGGTGATCGTTAAAAACGATTCGCCCTCGTAATCAGTTCTCAGTCTGACAGTTCTTACGTCAGCCTGAGTGTCGGCACCGCACCTAGTCCCGCAATCTCGCAGGACTTCCTCCGTGAGCCAGGCAAGGCTTTTCATGGTGCCCCCTAACTTTGGGTCGCCATCCGAGCCACGCCCGCGTTCCCTCGATCGTGAGACCTTGTTAGGTCTCGCCACCCAGAACCTTCAAAATATTCGCAGAAGTCAGCCACGCCACCAAGGCCGAAGCAAGCTGCTGAGTCTCCGCATTGGAGTACCCAACAGTAGGCTTGTCCATGGTGATATAGCAGGACTGCGAATACACGCGATTGTTCGCGCTCGCAAGAGGATCAGCCGCGACTTTGTTCGCATCGATGCGGACAGTGAAGCGGTTGCGTTCAGCTTTGTACTGATGGGCGATCGACATAGAGAATGTCGCGTCGTCCTTCTGGTACTTACTGGACACATCGTTCCTGGCAATAGCCGGGAGCGACTGAGCCACTGCGTTGACGGTAATGGATTGAGGGTCTGCGAACATGGAAGGACACCGGAGGTTGATGGTTAGAACCGCGACCTGGAGATTCCAAGCGCGGCTAGGATTCCCGTCTGGTAACCGCTTAGGCTGCCAAACGAGACTCCGAATCCGTAAGGAGTAGAGGCTGACCTGCTCTTACTCTCCGTCGTCTGAGAAGACGTCGCAGAATAGGTTCCGCTGGAGTTCTTAAAGGAGGAATTAACCCCTCTAAAAGTTCCCACAGCGGTATACGTCTCACGCACCTTTTTGGTGCGCATGACGTATGCATAGTCAGTCACTAGATTGTCGACTGCGTTGGAAGACATGTTGCTTATCACGTCCCCAACGTTTGAGAAATAGCCGACAAGCCAGGTCCACGGCATAACCTCCCACAGCAAACTAGGCGTCGGGTTGGCGCCAAAGAGTGCTGTTTGGGCTCTCCGTGTCCACTGAGACGACTCGATATCGGGTATGTAGTACCGAAATCGGCCGACGAACCAAATGCGCTCCGTCGTGACCTTTTGATAGGTCAACGTCGAAGAAGCACTCGATCCAGAATACGCGACGGGCGCGGGCAGGAATGCACCGAAGCTCGTCGGAAACTGGGTTATCGTCGAAGTCGTGTCAGTAGTTTCACTTATCGTCCTCCTACGACGAATAGCCTTACCATTGTCACGTTTGAGCTGAGTAATCAGCTTATCCATGCGCTGGTACGTCTCGACCATCTTCTGAAGGTCTTTGACGAAAGGCTTCCAACCAAACTCAACATTCAGATACTCAGATCCGAGGGACGCGAAGTTCCTCAGTTTGAGTGCCTGACGTAGAGGCAAAGTTGGCAAATCGCGTAGTTCCGCAACCCATTGGCCAGCATTGGCCACTGGGTTTCCCGGTCTAGCGCGTCTATAACCAGTAGAGCCGTGGCTTTGCAGCAACGACTTTTCGCTGGTCCAAGACCCGTTAGCCGGTATGGAAGGAGTCGTAAACGGATTCAGAGCATTCGGCACAAACTGTACTGATTGCGTCTGAAGTGATCCTTCACTGGCAGTAAAGGTGCTTCCGGACGGCATAAACTCTTTCGAGTCATGCTGTACGTAAAACGTACCTCCATTGTCAGGGTCGGACTTCCGATGACTCTGAGAAACAATAAGTGCGTGTCTATTGAACCCATTCGCTGTCCACTTGGTATTGGACGTGAAGCCGAGCTGCGCCTTAGTTAGGTGCAACTCGACCTTGGGTACAGTAGACATGACCTATCTCCTCACGAAGGATGGCAGGTATACCTGCCAGGGTGCACTTGTTATAGTGCCGAAGGGGGCCCAAGAG